GCCGACGACGACAGCGACCTGGCGGTAGCCAAGGGCTGGGAGGGCTATCGGCGCACCAAGGCCAACGCCCCTTCCAAGTGGTCGAAGCTCTACAAGGTCCCCGACGAGGAGCAGTTGATCCTGTTCCTGGAGGACGACCCCTACGCCTCCTTCCTCCAGCACTGGTGCGACTGGGTCCCGAAGGGCCACAAGATGAGCTACATCTGCTCCCAGGACGACTGCCCTCTGGACGAGGTCGACACCCCGACCGCCAGGGTCCGGTTCAACATCCTAGACCTGGTCGGCGACGTGCCGCAGTTGACCACCTACGAGTGCGGCATGACCATCACCGACACCCTCGACAAGTACGCCAAGAACGAGTCGCTGTCTGGTCGCTACTTCGCCATCTCCATGGTGGGTGACAAGACCAAGCGCACCCAGATCCGCCCGGTCAAGGTCCGCGACCTGGAGGAGGACTGGAACTTCAAGCCGCTGTCCGAGGACGAGATCGCCAAGTTCGACAGCAAGCTCTGGGACGACTCCTCCCTGGAACGCTCCAGCCGGAAGGAACTGCAAGAGGTCGCCGACATGGCGACCGAATGATCGGGCTGTGGTGACGCTGCCATCCGCCAGGCCGTCGCCCTGCCCAGAGGGGGAGGCCACTGAAGGAACACCCGCCCCGACAGTGGCTCTCCCCCTCACCATAGGGACTTCACATGAACCTCGCCACCAAGACCATCCGTAGCGTTGACGACCTCAAGGACGTCGTCGCGACCTACGAGCGCTTCGGCGAGTTCGCCCTTGACGTAGAGACCAGGGCCAGCCGCAAGGTCCGCATGCTCACCCTGCCGGGCGACATCCCACCTGCGACCAAGGGGACGTCTCGTGCCGCCACCCGCACCGTCGTGTGTCCATCCTGCGGGCGAGAGTTCCCGCCCCGGCATGGACGCAAGTGGTGCGATGACCTGTGCCGCCTGGCGGCGGAGAAGGACAAGCCAGCCCTGGACGCCCGGACCAACGCGGTGTGGTCAATCAGCCTCGCCGGTCCAGGGCGTGCCGACGTCATACCCTGCGGGCACCCCGACCCCCGCCAGCAGTTGGAGGTCGATGACGTCTTCGCCGCCCTGGAGCCACTGCTGTTCTCCGACCGGCGCAAGATCGGTCAGAACGTCAGCTTCGACCTGCTCTCGATCGCCAAGTACTACGACGGCGCGATCCCGCCTCCGCCTTATGGCGACACCCTCACCCTGATCTTCCTCCTCAACGAGAACCTGCCCAGCTACAAGCTGGGGGCGCTGAGCAAGCGATATCTGGGCCTGGCCTACGCCGACAAGCTGGGCGAACACGCCTACACGACCTTCTTTGAGAAGGCGGTTCGCTACTCACTGGTCGACGCCAAGATGGCCTGGATGCTGTGGTGGAAGATCCACCCCAAGCTCACCAAGGCCACCGCCCGGAAGCTGGCTGACCTGTTCGACCTGGAGATGCAGGTCATGCACGTCCTGATGAACATGCGCCAGGCCGGGGCCTTTGTGGACCTGGAGGAGTTCCACCACATCCGGCCCGAACTGGAGCGTCAGTTCACGGAGAAGCTGGCGGAGATCCGGGAGATGGTCGGGGCGTGCAAGTGTGAGCGACCCCGGTGGGTTGAGCGCGACGGCATCAACTTGAACTCCACCGCCCAGTTGGCCCACTACCTCTATGACGAGGCCAAACTGCGCTGTGAGTTCCTGACCGAAGGCGGAGCGCGATCGACCAGCGCCCAGGCGCTCAAGGGCTTGACCAAGAGGCACCCAGTTCCTGGAATGGTCCTGGAGTTCAAGGATCTTCAAAAGCTCCAGTCGACCTACATCTCCGGCTACATCCCTCACATTGATGAGGACTCCCGGATCCGGGCCAGTCTGAACCAGACCCGTGCCAAGACCGGGCGGCTGTCCTGCTCCGATCCCAACCTTCAGAACATCCCTGCTCGCCACAAGGAGACCTTTGAGGCCACCATGGTGCGGCGGCTGTTCCGCGCCCCACCGGGCAAGAAGCTGATCGTCGCCGACTACAGCCAGATCGAGCTTCGCATCCTGGCCCACCAGACCAAGGACCGGCTCCTGGTCTATGCCTACACCCACAACCTGGACCTGCACGCTCAGACCGCCTCACTCATCTGGCGGATCCCTCAGGACCAGGTGACCGGCGAGCAGCGAGCTATCGCCAAGAACTCCAACTTCAACTTCGCCTTTGAGGGTGGGCCGGGCCGGGTGGAGGCCATGTCCGGGATCCCGATCCGGGAAGCCGAGGAGGTCTACAGCGCCTGGCATCGGGCCTACCCCGGTGTCAAGAAGTGGGGCAAGACGGTGAAGCGCTTCTGCTGGGAACACGGCTACGTCGAGACCCTGTACGGGCGCAAGCGCCGGTTGCCAGAGATCACCTCCGATGATTGGAAGGAACGCAGCTACGCCGAACGTCAAGCCGTGAACCATCCAATCCAAGGGACCGCGGCCGATATCGCCAAGATTGCGATCGTAGAGGTCCATAAGACTCTCCAGGACTTTGACGCCGCATTAGTGCTTCAAGTCCACGATGAGTTCGTCATCGAGGTGGCCGAGCGCCAAGTGGACGAGGTCTTACCGTTGGTGCGGACCGCCATGGAGGACATCCGTCTCGGCACCAGGCCGGTACTGGACGTGCCTCTGGAGGTCAACATCAGTGTCGGCAACAACTGGGCCGAGTGCAAGTGAGGAACCATGAGTGACATCAGTTGGTGGGAGCGCCGCCTGGGAGGGGTAGTCAATCGGCAGCAGCAGCCGCCGCCGCCACCCGCTCCAACCAGCTATGGCCCGGCGGTGCGCTGGGAGCCGCAGTACCCCCCGACTGGTCCGCGCCAGGAGGTGGATTACGGCCAGCCGGGAGGCAACGGCGACACTACCCACGGCCAGGTCCAGCGCCAGGGCTATGTCAACAAGGCACCCTCCAGCATCGGCAAGGTCGGGCAGTGCCCCGGCTGTGGCGGCTCCAACTACTTCCGGCGGCGCTGGGCGCACACCGAGGCCGCGCCGCTCTGCACCGACTGCGGCTTCAACGGCGACCTCTTCACCCAGTCCGGCACCCTGCTGAACGCGGTGGGGATGAGTAGCTCCGGGCCGGTCGCCTTCGCCCGCACCGACAACCCCGGTGGTCAGAGCCACTTTGAAGCCGATCCCTCGGTACCGGGCGACTTCAGTTGGTCCAGCGTCCGATGAGCGTCACCTATGACCTCGCTCGTCGGCTAAACGCCCGTGCCCGTGAGGTACTGAGGCACCACGGGATCTCCGGACCTGAAGCGCGACAGATCGTGCATGAGCTTCGGACCAACGGCCACGACTTCTGCACCATCTGTCACTACAAGGTCAAGCGTCGAACCGGTGATCCGCTACCCCTTGACACTGAGGCCAATCTGGCCGACCTGGAGGACATCATCCGGCTACCCCAACGCGACGGCGACGCCGGGGACCTAGAGATTCGCCGCACCCACGCTTATCAGGTGCTATGGGCCTTCTACCATGCGGAGAACGGTCTGACAGACCACGAGTTACAGGCCTATACCGGCATCTTCCTCGACTCAGCCAAAGGGATGCGAGCCAACCTCATGAAGCACGGGTGGATACGCGCCTCAGGGGCTAAACGCCCGTCCTGGAACGACCGGCCCATGGAGGTGTGGTACCTGGGCCGGACCGCCCGACGAACCATGCAAGAACACGTACCGCGGAGACGGCTCGTCCGAGTAGGAGGAAGAAATGCCCGGAGGTAAGGACCCAGGTCCATCAATCAAGAAGCCGAAGATGTACGAGGACCTGAAGAAGGAGGGATACTCCAAGTCCAAGGCGGCGGCGATCTCCAACGCCTCGGCTCAGGGGCCGAAGCGACGTCATCAGATGGCGGAGAAGGCGGCTGAGACCAGGGAGTCGGGAAGAAAACCTCAGCCCAAGCGCGGAAAAGCCACCTGATCCCTGCATATGAGGTACTCAGACATACAAGTGCTGGGTGAGCCGGATGACATCAACCGGCTCAAGGGCGACGACCCCTGGAAGCAGGAGGTCTGGGACGGCCTGGTTAAGGTCATCGGCCGCGGCCGGGAGTTCTCCATGGATGACCTCTGGGACGAGGTCTTCCTCGATCCGAACGACCCCGATGCCCGCTCCAAGAAGCTGGCAGCCAACTCGCTGATCACCAGGGCCAAGAACCTCGGCCTGATCGAGGACACCGGCAAGTCCGTGATCTCCCAGGGGGTCAACGCTCACAAGCGGAAGATCTCGGTGTGGCGACCGAAACGGAAACGACGTCTCGTACGGATAGGAGCGAACAGTGGCAACTAAGAAGCAGCCCTTCGGGGGCAAGCAGGCCGCGCCCTTCGGCAAGAAGGGGGAGGAGAAGAAGGAGACCGCCAAGAAGGCACCCGCCAAGAAGACCAGCAAAAAGTGACAACCAAAGCACCCCCAGACAGCCACAAGGTCGTGCTGGGCGTGATGGCGGAAATCAACAAGGAGTACGGCCCGGAGACCGTCGTTTGGGGTAGCCAGCTTCGCTTCTCCGACATCCCTCGCATCTCCAGTGGGTCTCTGGCACTCGACACGGCTCTCGGTGGCGGCTGGACGGTCAACGCCTGGCACGAGATCTACGGCGACGAGTCCTCCGGCAAGACCACCATCATCTTGAAGACCATCGCCGCCCAGCAAGCCAAGGACCCTCACTGGACGGTGTTCTGGATCGCGGCCGAGGAGTTCGTGCCCGAATGGGCAAGGGACCTGGGCTGTGACATCGACCGCATCGTGGTCATGCAGACCAACGTCCTGGAGGAGGCCACCAACGCCGCCATCCGCATCCTGGAGACCCGCACAGTCGACGCCCTAGTGATCGACTCCCTCCCGGCGCTGTCGCCGATCGGGGAGACCGAGGGCAGCATGGACGACCAGCAGGTCGGCCAGGTGGCCCGGCTCATGGGCAAGTTCTTCCGCAAGGCCTACACGGCCATGAAGCGCAGCCTGGTGGAGTCCGACCGGCCCGTGACCTGCTTCATGGTCAACCAGTGGCGGGAGAAGATCGGGATCATGTTCGGCGACCCTCGCACCACCCCAGGGGGCCGAGCCAAGAACTACTGGTACAACACCAGAGTCGAGCTAAAACGCGACGACTGGATCACCGAGGGGGAGAAGCGCAACCAGCGCAAGGTGGGGATCTCCGTAAAGTGCCTCACCAAGAAGAACAAGAGCTACCCCCCAGAGCGCGTCGCCAGCTTCGACTTCTACTTCGACCACAACGAGCTTCGCATCCCCCCAGGTAGCTACGACCCGGCCAAGGAGTTGACCACCCTCGCCATTTACTACGAGGTTTTCACCGTTAAGGGGTCGTACTACCACTTCGGCGAGGAGTCCTGGCATGGTCGATCGTCCCTGGAGGAACAAATCCGTTGGGACCTGTCGTTGCAAGAAAAGCTGCGCGGTGCTGTACTGGAGGTCGCAGCGAAGGGCAAGCAACGCCCGGAGGAACAGCGGCGTCCCACTAGGCGTCTGGCCAGGGTCAAGAAGTGAGCGTCGGCGACCGCCTGTCGAGGTCCAGGCGGCAAGAGCGGGAAGGGATGGAGCGCTTTGGGGGCGTGCGTAACCCCAGGTCAGGTGCTAGGTGGGATCGGAGAAATGATGGTCGCACCGAGCGGGAACTGGTTGAGTTCAAGCGCACCGACAACCGGCGCTCCATCACGCTCAAGTACGACGACCTCCGACAGCTTCGACAGCACGCAGTGGTCGAGTCTCGACGCCCAGTTCTCGGCTTTGAGCTATGCCGAGAACATTTCGTGGTCCTTACCGAGCGCGACTATCACGAACTGGCTGCTGGTGGACGTGGAGATGGTGCTGCCCCCGGTCTACGAGCGGGCCTCGCCGACGTCGTGGATGGACCAGGCCAAGTGTCACGACGTATGCGCCAACAGCGCCAGCAACCTGTTCTACGCCGATCACCAGCACAACGGTCAGGTCAACGAGGCCAAGGCGGTCTGTCTGGGAACCCACCCGGACCACCCAGGCCGCTGCCCGGTCCTCGACCAGTGTCTCGACTACGCCCTCAGCAACGGGGAGAAGTGGGGCGTCTGGGGCGGGTGTTCCGAAAGGGAACGGCGCAGAATCAGGCGGGAGCGGCACCGTGAAGCGGCTCTCCTCGCTGGAAAAATCATCGCCATCACCGCAGCGCCGTCCCGTAATCGACGCCAACTTGCGCGCATTGTTAGAAACCAGCAAGCGAGAGACCCGGCTCCTTGGCGACATTCAAAGAGCCTTATTGACCAAAGACGACAACGACGGGCGGCGGAGCGACGTGCTGCATCCCTCGGAGATGTCGCACTCGGAATGGTGTCCCAGGGCTAGCTACTACCGCTTGGCCGGGCAGGAGCCTCACAAGGAGGCCCCCGTCACCCACTGGCAGATGCGGATGATCTTCGATGAGGGCAAGGAGATCCACAAAAAGTGGCAGAGCCGTATCTGGGATCTGGGGCGGCTGAAGGGCGTCTTTTATTGCATGGACTGCAAGTACGCCTGGGTCGATACGGCTCCCCAGGAATGTGAGAAGTGCGGGGCTAAGCGGGAGTTCCTTCGCTACGACGAGGTGCCGCTGTACCGCCCCAGCCTGATGATGGCTGGGCACGCCGATGGACTCGACCGGGATGTAGCGGGCATCGAGATCAAGTCCATCGGGGTCAACAGCCTGCGGTTTGAGGCCCCTCAACTGATCAAGGCCCACACCTACAAGCTGAACATCAATGGCCGGAACCGAGAGTTCCTGGACTACGACGGCCTATGGGACTCCATACGGGTGCCGTTCCCGTCCCACATTCGTCAAGGTCACTTCTACAGCTACATGGGAGCGCCAGAGACCTTCTATTACCTCTACGAATGCAAATGGAACCAACGAGTCAAGGAAATGGTGGTCAAGTACCGGGAAGAGCGCATCGCCGACCGGTTGGACTGGGCCAGCCAGGTCGTCATGGCCCTCCAGGGCGGCAACATCCCGGCCTGCCCTTTCGACGGCTGCCCGGACTGCAAACGATACGAGAGGAGTGGCGGTGAACCCCGAAGGAGGATCCTTGTCCGTCGCTCCACGGCGGCTCAAGCGGCAAAGGCCACTGAGCCTGCACGAGACAGCAGTGTGGGCCAGGTCGGTGAACGGCGTCCGGCGCGACGTCTATCGAGATCTGGGGATCGCGGAGCCTGAGCAGCCGGAGTTCGGTCTGCCCAAGCTGGAGGAGGACCTGGATGACCTCACCGACAAGGAACTCATGGCCCTCTTTGTGCAACTGACCCGCTGGACGGACTTCTTCCAGAACCAGGCTGCTATCGAGGAGATCCGGGAGCGCTACGCCGACGCCGAGGTTCGCAAGCTGGAGGGTCTCTACATGACCGCCAACAAGCCGGAGAGGGTCTCAGAGGCCGTTACCTGGGTGCGAGCGCAGATGGAGTTGGAGCCAGCCGTACAGAGCGCCAGAGACGTCCTGAAGGTCGTTTACGCCCGCAAGAAGCTCAAGCAGATGCTGTTTGAGTCAGCCGAGCGCGACGCCGCCGTGGTGAGCCGGGAACTGACCCGGCGCACCGACGCCAAGTCTCCGGGGTACCGGCGAGCAGATCGAGGAGCGCCATGAAAGACGCCCTACTGTGGGCCTTTGATCACTTCTACTACATGGACAAGGCCAACGCCTGCATGCACTGTGCGCCGGTCAGGTTCAGCCCCTTGACCTTCCGGCTGGCTGAGACCCTGAAAGAGGACTGGTCTGAGCAGGAGGACTTCACCCCGGAGTTGGAGGAGGTTCTACGGCACAAGGGTAGGTACGCGGAAGATCCAGGTCGATGACCGACATCTACGTGGGCATCGACCCCGGCTCCAAGAACTGCGCCCTGGTGGCCTGGAGTCCGTCCAGAGGGCTGATCACCACCTGGAAGCCCAAGGGCACCATGCCATCAGGGGTACTGCGGCTACGTCGCCTGATGGTGGAGATCCACGACGAGCTACGCAAGCTCGACAAGATCGGGGAGATCAAGATGATCGCCATGGAGGCCTACTCGATGGCCGAGAGGTACGGCCAGCACGCCTCCGGGGAGATCGGGGCCACCATCAAGCTCACCATCCTGGCTCACTTCCCACATAGTGATCGGCGGGCCTACCCGGTGCTGGTGGCTCCTCAGCAACTCAAGAAGTTCGTGGCCGGGAACGGCAACACCAAGAAGGAGATGATCCCCAAGGAGGTACTCAAGCGCTGGAGCATGGACTTCAATGACACCAACATCGCCGAG